GCATCCAGCCAGTTTGATTGAGCTGACGCATTGCCGCATCAACAATTGGATATCCAGTCGTCCCCGTTTTCCAACATTCAAAAGCTTGTTCATCGTAAGACCATTGAATTTTATCTTCCCAGTCTATGAATCCAGCTTTCTTACCAAGGATTTACATATCGACTGGCGCTGGGGCGAAGAATACTTTATGAGCAAGCTCGTCGACGGCGACTTTGCGGCAAATAATGGTGGGTGGCAGTGGTCGGCATCGACTGGCTGTGATGGCCAACCATACTTCCGTATTTTCAATCCAATAAGCCAAGGCGAGAAGTTCGATTCCGACGGTCAATTCGTGCGTCACTGGGTGCCAGAAATTAAGAGGGTGCCGAATAAGTTCGTCCATAAACCATGGACTTGGGAGGGATTTTCTTTACTGGAATATCACAAGCCGATGGTTGATCACAAGGTTGAAAGAGAGATAACCTTACGGCTCTTTAAAAGTGCCAAGGAATAGAGTGAAATGCTTAGCAAAAAGCGATCAATGAGTTTTGCAAAACGAACCCTGTTATCTGTCTCGTTATCATTAGTGAGTGGATTGTCATTCGCCAAAATGTACGAGTTACCAGAGGACGGCAGCCGTTTGATTGGTCGCATTGAAAACCACGTCGTGCAAGAAGGCGAGACCATGGCAAACATCGCCAAGCATTATGACGTGGGTATGCTAGCGTTGATGGCAGCGAACAAAGGCGTTGATCCATTTCTTCCTCAAGAAGGGCGCGTGCTTACTATTCCATCTCAACTTATTCTTCCTGAAGTTCCTCACCAAGGCATCGTGATTAACTTGGCAGAGCTGCGTTTGTACTACTTCCCAGAGGGCGAAGATGTGGTGCATGTTTTCCCTGTTGGTATTGGGCGAATTGGGCGAGATACACCAGTGATGACAACCAGCATCAGCAAAAACGTCCGAACCCAACATGGACGCCACCTGCGTCTATTCGTGCAGAATACAGAGCGAAAGGGGTGGATTTACCTGCGGTTGTGCCAGCAGGCCCCGACAACCCGCTTGGGTTGTTTGCACTTCGTCTAGCTTACGGAAATGGTGAGTACCTTATTCACGGTACCAACAAAGATTTCGGCATCGGAATGCGCGTGAGTGCTGGTTGCATTCGTATGGACCCAAGTGATATCGAATGGTTGTTCGACAAAGTTCGTCGTGGTGAAAAAGTAAACATCATCAATCAGCCAGTGAAAGTGTCACTAGAGCCGGATCGTAGTGTGTTTGTGGAAGCGCATGAACCGTTAACTCGCAGCAATGGCGAGAAAGATCATTTACAAGTTCCGAAAGAATTGGGCTGGTGGCTAAATGAATTTGGATTGACGAATGTGAAAGCGAAAGCCGTTATTGCCGCTCAGAATGGGGTTCCAGTAGAAATAACCGCGCCTTAACGGGCGTTAAAGCGCGGAACAACATCTTACTTAGTGTAATCAATAGTTATTCCAGCAGCCCAGTAAAATCAAGGTTTAATTAGCTATTTCAATGCCTTATAAAAGCCCTGTTTTATCAATGCTAATCAATATTCATCAATATTAAGAAAATTTGCCGCCATTTTGTCGCCATTTTCCTCTGAAGTCATGGCTACAATCCCAAGCTGGAAATCGGATTTAACTCAGCAGCCTGAATAAGGTGATCGGGTGAAAAATGCGAATAACGCATCGTCATTTTGATATCACTGTGCCCCAGGATTTTTTGCAGTACCAGAATGTTTCCTCCGGCCTCCATGAACCGACTTGCGAACGTATGACGAAATACGTGGGTGCTTTGACCATCTGGTAAGTCCGGAAATGTCTGATTCACTATATATGTGATTCCATGAACGCAGTTCTTAAACAACTTATCCTTTTCTCCCGTTCGCTCAAACTCCATCAGCTCGTTGTAGAGCTTTTCCGTGATTGGGACGGTACGGTTCTTTTTGCTCTTGGTGTCAAGAAACGTGATTTTGTGTTTGGTGATCTGCGGAAGACGAAGGTTATTAGCTTCTGAAATTCGAGCACCAGTAGATAAGCAAATTTTGCACACCAGTTCGAACTCTTTGGCGCGTTTACTTTTACTTAGCTATCGAAGAGCGCCGTAATATCTTCATCTGAGAAGAAGGCCATTTCAGGTTCAGTCACAGGGATCTGTTTAACACCGGTAAGTGGGTTTGGTTGAGTCCACTCTCCAAGGGAAGTCAGCTCATTGAAAACCGCGCGCAGATATCTAAGATCGAGATTATTGGTAGGCGCAGATATCGCTTTGCCTACAGTAGTCTCATCTCCGTATCGGTTTTTTGATTTTCGGCAAGAGCGCCAGTGAACAAAGTCTTTTGCGGTGAACTTGATTGCAAAAGGGTTCCCCAGCTCTTCAACGATGGTGCAGAGGCGAGGGTAAACTTTTTCAGCGGATTTCAGGTGTTGGCCGTGCAGCTTGTACCAGAGTTCGACTAAATCTTGAAGTGTGCGCAAGTCCTTTCTGTCACCAAGCCAAGGCTTATCATCGACTTCTTTCATCAGAAATTTTTCGTAAGCAATCGCCTCGCCTTTGGTGGCAAAGCGCTTACGTTTTCTGGCTCCGTTGCGGCCCTGCGGGTAACACTCGCAGAGCCAAGGCTTTTTGTTGCCGTCTTCTGTTTTACGAACGCTCATCTTCTTCAAACATCGAGATATAAAGTTGCTTATGTGAGTGGATTAGTTCTTTGAGTTCTTCAGGTGGAATGTTCGTTGCGTCGATGCCAGAATTGTCAGGGTATTTGATTATCACCCTGCGTTTGGTGCTTGCCTCAACTTTTGTGTTCTTGTGACCAACATAGCCAGCAATAATGCCAGCGATGAATTCCCAAGGAAGTTCATTTAGGAGGAGTATTACATCGCTGATTTGGACAGAAGAAAAAGTCTCAATCTGTGTGTATCTGACGTTATGTTCTTCAAGTATACTGTATATATCATCAGCAATTTGTTCAGTGGTGATGATATGCGGAACGATATTCAAGCGAGGCTCCTTTATGAAAAAAGACACGGTTTCAGAAAGAACATACATGGTCACGTTAATTGACGAGAAAATCCGACCAAAAACCGTCTATGAGAAAGTGACGCAAGTAGCTAAAGATTGGTCTTTTCCGCTATTTCTTGTCGCACTACTCTTACTATTGTCTAGTCAGCTTTCGCTCATATGATTCAGGAAGAAAGTCATGATTTTCTTCCTGATATTGATACTGCTTAGGCCTGAGCTAAAAACTGCTGTAGAGTTATTGTCTGGTGTGCAAGGTCACTATCATTAAATACAAGCTTAGTTGCTGTTATTTCGTTATATGGCGCCTCTTTACTTAGTATGTCTGTCTCTGGACCTAGATAGACACCAGATGTTGCCCTCTTTCTAGCAAGTACACCTAGTCGATTGCGGTTCTGCTCGCTCGCTCTTTTTATTTTTCTGCTACTAATGACCTTTCTTACGAATGCTAGATTGTTGAGGTCTTTTTCGCCATCGTGTTTTAACAGAGTTTTAATGTACTCCAAGAATGCTTGTGTGCCTTTTGTTTGCCTATCTACTTCATCTTTACATACTCGATTCATTTTCAATTCACCAATGTATGCAACCCACTTGTCCGGAGACTTCTTTAGCATGATGTAATCACAGGCTTTTGCGTAGAACTTGTCAGTTTTCCCAACTATATAACGCGAGTAATCTTTGTGGTCATCCCAATCGAAGCTGAAAAATATCTCATCACCTTCAAGGCCAGTAATTGTGAGCTTTTGAGTCCATGATTTGCGAGTAACTCCATCAACAGCAAGCTTGTGCGACTGAGTTAGCGTTATCGAATTGTCCTCCGGTGTTGGTCTAAAACAATCGGCATGAAGTAGAGCTTTCAGTTTTGTTTCCAATGTCTGAGTCACAATTAATCCTCAAACAGCGATGGCTCAATTTTCTCAAGAATTTCATCTTGGAAGTCATTTGCCTTATTAATTAAAACATCGAATATTGCGGTTTCAATACCAAATTTGTTAATTGGCATAGGATTAACAACACCCGTTTTATCAACCGCATAAGCGGATACACGTTCGCCATCTAAAGTGTCAGCTTTAATAAGGTCGTGTTCTTTCAAGAAGGCTTCTTTATTTTCAAATTCGTTACTTAATGCAATTGCATTATTTATTTCTCTAATAAGGAAATCACTGTGTGTGGTGATCAGGACTTTAACTCCCGCATTAATCAAACGAACAATTAACCTCGCCATCAACCTTTGATTGTCAGGGTGCAGATTTAATTCAGGTTCATCAATTAAGATGATTTCAAATGGGTCAAGTTTATGTCTAATAATTAAGTCGATTAAAAAAATAGACTTAATCGAAGAAGACGTCGAGCTTATTGTGAATGCTTGATTACTTTCACTTTGCAAAAACTTAAGTTCATTGTCATCTATAATGAACTCTCCACCATTAATTTCGTTTAGAATCTCGATAACTTCAGGGTTTGCTTTACTAATCGTACTTTGAGTTTCTTTGGTTTTTGCGATTTCCCGAACGTCTCGTACGTTCATACTTACCGGAGTTGGCAGCCTTGATTTAGTGCTATATAGTTTGTCGATTAGATCTCCAATAAAACGCTTTTTATCGCTAGGTTCGATATCTAAACCACCAATATTTCTCATTACTTCGTCGATGAGAATCGTAGAACGATCCATTTCCACTTGAAACATTAATGCGCCTGTTCGTTCAGAGCTCACGATATGAGGTCGCATAAATGTATACATGGATACCAGTCCACTTATAAATAGAATTGAATCGAATACTGCATCACTAAAGCGCTTGTCGTAATTTTCGCCATTATCATCAGCAGCGTGAGATAATAAACTCGCAACTACTTTATTACTTTTAATTGAAAAGCTTATATTTCTGTTTGAAGTCCAATCATAGTCAATTCTTTCCTTATCAGGGAAAGACGACATATCTAAACTAAAAGATAGTTCGGAAAGTGACTCTTTGTCCGCCTTAAAATAATTAGGTAGAGTTTCTTTACTATTCTTAATAGTAGTTTGTAGATACTCTAAATAAACAGATCTGGCTTTTTCAATATCGATTGACGATTCGCCATTTTGTAGCAAATCTGAGACAAATTCACTTATTTCCTCAGGAATGTCATCTCCAATAGTTGGGTTGTAGACTGTTGTGAGCATGTTGCCAATTAAATAGGATAACCAGGTTTTGTTAGAGCTATTAGGACCACAGATTATAGTTAGGTCTTTTAGTTCGATTTTTGCTTCTTCAATTTTACCTAGCTTATTGATATTTAATTTCATGATAAGTTCTCAATAGTATATCGGTATAACGCTTGTATTTTAGCGCTTCTTCATTTCCATAGCCACACGGCCAAGCACTTTGATGTCTTCTTCAGACACTTCAATTGTTGAATTACCAAACGCGATAGCCAACTTCTTGCCAGGTAAACGCTGGAGGTAGTTAATTGAAAGACGTCCGTCTATATCAATGAGGTAATCACCAGCTACTGGGTCAGTCGATTCCTTGTTGATGTAATAGATGCCTAAGTTGTCTTCTATTACTTGAGTTAGCGATGGCTTGAGACCAAAACGATCTAACGTAACAAGGTCAATACTTGTTTTTCCTGCTTCAACTAAAGCTCCATCAATTAGATTAAACACTTGAAGATCTTGAGATACGAGTTTGTTTGGCTCTCCATCTCCGAAAGGTTCTCCTTCACCTAGAGCTAAATATTTTATGGACGCCCCAGTCGCAAGGTGTGTCCTGATTATTAACTCCCAACCTGTGCGGTTATGGGTGTGCCATGTAGAGAACGTAGACTTCGGGATGCCGTAGTAATCCGCCAATAGGTCATATGTCTTACATCCGGTCACTTCTTTTAGTTTTTCAGTGAATTCACGCCCGTTTATGTAGTCGAATGGCGGTATTTTTGCTGATATTTTCGTCATAAGCCTAATTCTCAATTCATCCGTAAGCGAATAAAAGTTAGATAAAGATCAACTTTTTGTCTTTTGACTGACTTTTAAATGTTGTTGTTTGACTTGATTCGATCTAATAATTAGTCGAAAGGTAAAGATGGCTAATCAATCTCACTCAATCGCCATCAAACAAACACAAACACGTAGGATACCACTTATGGCAAGCATTCAAATAGCTGTTGACGCACCTTTTTGTACTAAAAAAGAGTTTATTCGTCGTACCGGCTGGTCTTCGTCTTCCCTCGACCGCGCAATCTCTGCTGGCGAAATCCCTGTCCTAGAAAAAAAAGGTAAAAGCGGCAGCGTTCTCATCAACTTAGTCAAGCTTTACCAACGCGCGGCGGAGCAACAAGTATGAGCTTTGCCCTCCTACCTAAAACCAAACTCACTCTGCAAAGTGCGAAGAGTGAGTCCTGGGAAGAAAACTACCCAAACAAATGTCCGCTTTGGCTAAATATCCTTGGCTTGGCATTCGTTTTCGTACCTTTCTTCTTTGTTTGAGTATTAGTTATGGACGCAAATAACTCAATGTGCGGATTGCGTGAACGCAAACAACAAGCTTTTGATGCGGCTTGCTGTGACTTTGTTGTCAATCACGATATAGAAGCGATTGCCCGTAAGCTAGAACTTAACGGCACCATGCTTCGTAACATGCTGAACCCAAATCAATCGCACGTACTTAAACCAGTCGTACTTGCCTCTATCAGCCGTGTTTCTGGTGACTACTCAATCGTCAATACGTTATTTGCCGATGATGGAGTGGTGACTATCCCACTACCAAAAGCAGAAGATGATCTGAACCTGCTTGAACGATTTCTAAAACTAAACACCCATTCCGGTGAGCTTTCTAGCGATGCGTTGGCAATGTGCACCGCAGAGCGTTTACCGCGATCTACTAAACGCAAAACACTAGCCAAGGCACAAGCGGCTTTAGGCAACTTGGTTTTGCTTATCAATGACCTCGAAAACCGCACCACAGGCTTACAGCCATTAATGCAAATGAGTACAGATTTCTTAGCCAACGGTGCGCCACTTCCGGGTTTAGCTTAAGGAGCAATAATGAGTCAGTTAGCTATTCAACAGCAACAAGAGCGCCAACCGAGTGCTCCCGATGCAAATGAAAGCATTGCCGCATGCAAATCACTTTTCAACGGTTCCGCAACACGCGCCAAGTTGAGAAAAATGTTCAACGAGCTGCCAGACAAAAGCCGTGGTTTGGTTCTTATCGCTGGCGGTATGTCACCAAAAGATTACCAACGTGAGTTTGAGTCGTTCAACGATTTAGAGCTGCAAAAAATCCGTTCAGGAATGCAGTACCTCAAAGAAATGATCGTGGGCTTTGACAACACGCTCGGCGATGTTCGTCGCCTCAAACACTACCAATTCAGTAACACCCATTAATCACCAAGCCAGCCTTGCCCCCGCTGTATCCATGGGGGCCTTTTTTCGTCTAAGCGTAGGAGCATAGAGATGAATACCTATGAAAAACTGACCGAAGCAAGAAACCTGATAAACGAAGCGTTGGCCACTAACACTAACGTTGGTTCTATCGGTCACAAAGAACTGCCAGCCGAAGCATTGGCACAGAAACAAAAGCTATTCAGTGGCCTGAATACTGAAAAAGAAGTGTTCGGCATTGTTAACGCAATCAATGCGCTGGCCATGGCGAACACGGATGTTATTCACATCTTCACGAACTTTTCCGGTCACGTGAATAAATTACAAGTCACTGCGAATCCGGCTAACACGGACTACCAATCTACTGACTACAGCTTTGATAGCAAGACATTAAACGAGTCAGTTCGTCTGGAAAGTGCAGATGCGCTACAGCAACTTCTATTTATTGAGGGGCAGCTAACCGAGCTAATCATTGAAGCCCGTGAAGAAGCTGAAGCGAAATGTCCTTTATGTCAAACCGTAGGAGCAATCAAAGAAACTGACCAAGGCAATATTTGTATGGCCTGTGTGAACGAGGGGGAGCTATGAGCATCCTGACTATCTATCGCAAAGACCTAGAGTTTGGTCTTCGTCATGAAGGTTTTACCTCACGCAAAATCGAGCAGTTTATTCGCGTATTCAATCCGGTGGAATCAAGCCAAGGCGACATGCTGGAGCTGGATTCTACTCGAGCAATGTTGATCAACGTGAACGGCACTGAGCAAGGATTGTGTCTGGAAGACTTTATAACAGCATGGTGGGTTTACTGGGTAGTGGTATTCAACCAATCCACAGACAACGCAACGCATCATCAGGCCATTGGCGCAATACGCGCTCTTTTCTTTATCTCTGCATGCACGAGAAGCACAAGCCAAAACACCACAATGCAAACGTGGTGGCGCGACTGCGAACCTCTGTATGGCTACGCAACGTTGGAGGCTATCTAGATGGAATATGCAGCAATCATACTTTGCCCCGATGGCGGCGTTGTTCGCCATGAAGACACTCAAGAAGTTGCCAATGTAATGGTTGGCGACTTCGACTCACTAGACCAAGCGATCGAACAGGCATGTGTTTCCCTTAGTTGTACTCACCTAACCAAAGGCGTGTTGAGCAAGGGCAACGGAAAGGCGGTTTTATGTTGGTTACGACTCAGGAATTGGAGGCGGTATGAGTGGAGCGACAGAAATCGCAGGATTAGCACCTAAGCGTATAGAAGAACTTGTTGAAGAGCTTATCGCCAGTGACTACGCAGAAAATGAAGTTGCACTAGGGACATTAATCTCAGGGAACACAGAGATCCAAGTACAACTTCGGATTGCGAGTGTACCGCAGCTGTTTATTGAAGAGGACTAAATCCAATGTGGACTCAAAATGAGAAACGGTTCCTGCAGTCTAACGCGGGCGTGTTAAGCGGGACTGAAATAGCAAAGAAACTTGGTAAGTCTTTTCACTGTGTAGCGCAGTACGCATCAAGAGCGAATATATCTCTAAGGGTAAAGAATTCATCTCATAGAAAGGTTTACTCCGATGAAGTTGTACTTCGAGCTAAGGAGCTGATTAAAAGTGGTGAACTAACAAATAAGGATATAGGTAGCCGACTGAATCTACCTGAGAACTATGTAGCGCAATTGAAGTTAGGCAGGTTCCGTTCGGAAAAACCGCAAAACATTCAAAAGCGGGTGAACTCGGATTCACTCTGGGGAATTGCATTAGGGAGACAGGTGGCAGTATGAGATCAGGTTACATCTACGAACTAGACGGTCACAAAGGTCAATCCGCGATAGCCAAGGCGTTTGGCGTTCCACTGGGTACTTTGAAATCCCGCTTACGTAACGGCAAGACAATTCGTGAAGCGGTTCATTTTGTTGATGGCCGTGAGAACAATTGCGGCGTTGCTACTCACGAGTGGAAGGGCATCAAAGGTGTAGACAACATCGCTAAAGCTATTGGTACCACGCACACCACAATCTATAAGCATTTGAGACCAGGATGCACCATAGATGAAGCGGTAGCGAAGGTTCAAAAAAGCCAAAAGCGAGCTGAGCAAGTTCGCAAGCTTCGCGCTAAATCTAAAGCTAAGCCAATAGAGCAGGTAGGTATTAAGAAACCAACTGAAGTTCCAGAGCTTTGGCGTTTGGCTCTAGGTTTTGGTGGATAAGAACAATCGTGTCTAACTATCTATCCGAACCAACCGAAATCGATTTATACGAGTTTCCATGGCAAGCCCCTTTAACGGAAGTTGAAGCGGGCTGCTTTGGTGCTCGTCGATATAACACAACTATTGAGCCTGATGATCTCAGTGTTCTGGAACGTAAGTTATTTGAAGCAAACCCAGATGATTTTGAGTGGGCAAAAGACAAAATCCATGGTCTGCCAGACTATTTAACCAAGTACTTTGTCACTCGATACATTTCAGTGTTCGAAAAGCAAGGTCGAAGAGAAGCAAACATCTTTTTGCGCGAACGAATGGGCCCAGCTGCTGATCGCGCCGTTATGGTTTTACGCAAATACAAAAAGCTACCAACAACCCAAAAGGTTTCTTTGCTCAATGAAGAATTAGATAACACTGACCAAAGTGACTTTACGTCTGCACACCCAGAGATAGCAAAACCTCAACTTCGCTTTGATTTCGACAAGGCGGAGAAAAACCGCAAGCCAGTAAAAAGCCGCATCTTGGCGGAATTGGAGCTGGACGAAATCAAAGAGATGGCGTTCAAGATTGGAAAAATCATGAATGTGCGTTTCCAAATTACCTCTTCTAAGTTGGAAAGTATTACCGAAGCTGAACTGGAAAAGGATGAAACGTTTTGTCCTGTCGTTGAGGGCTACCATCAATTAGCGGCTTTCACTTTTCAGTTTGGCATTAAGCTCCTTGTAAATACAAGAAGCAAAATGAGCTTTCCGCCCTGCAAGACATTTCTCGCATGATCAGCGAAAAGTGGTGGCTTGGTCGTTTGGTTAAAGCTCGCAAAATTATGCGTGAGCACCTCGCCATTGCAATGGGACAAGTATCTTCAAAAGCCTCTGCCTATGCTTCTTGGGATTGTGTTCGAGAGCACCAAGAGCAACAAAAGCGCAATTGGGAATACATCAAGCAGTGTGAACTCTTCGACGAAGAAACCGAAGAGAAAGCCGACCTGTCCGAAATGGTATTGAAAAGCGTGTCTAACCCTGCGATTCGTCGTCATGAGCTGATGGTGCGTTGTCGTGGTTGTGAAGACATCGGCAATGAACTTGGTTTACAAGGCTTGTTCCTGACCCTGACCACGCCGTCGAAATACCACAACTCATACAAAAAAGGCGGTTTCATCGAGCATTGGAACGGTGCGAGTCCACGAGAGGCACAAGCATACTTAAACAATGCTTGGCAGCGTATTCGCGCTAAGTTAGGTCGAGAAGAAATCCGCTGGTTTGGCGTGCGTGTTGCGGAGCTCATCATGATGGCACACCACACTGGCATTTGCTGATCTGGGTAAAGCCGGAAGAAGTGGCGCAAGTGCGTGACATCTTTATTTCATACGCTACCCAAGAAGACCGCGCAGAACTGCACCCGCAATACGAAAAGGAAAAGCAAAAGCCCTTTCGTAAGTGCACTTATGTTGGTCCTATGGATTACCGCCCACGTTGTGACTTTGGCTATATCGACCCAGAGAAAGGCACTGCGACTGGCTACATCGCTAAATACATTTCTAAGAACATCGACGGCTTTGCTATGGACGATGAAGTGTCCGACGAAACAGGCAAATCAGTCAAAGACATGGCGAAGAACGTCAGCGCATGGAAAAGCCGCTGGGCGATTCGCCAGTTTCAATTTTTTGGTGGTGCGCCGGTTACGACTTACCGAGAGCTGCGCCGCTTCGCGAGCCAAAACAAAAAAGCCTTTATGGAATACCTCTTCATGCAAGTGCGAGAGGATTTGCTTGCTATGTACATTAAGCTACAGCGTGATCTAGTTGGACCTATCAAGCCTAGTAAGCTGATTTCTAATAAAGAGTTAATAAAAGTAATAGGGGATAGTTTCCAAGCAAGTTTAAACACTGATGATTCAAGCATCACAGAAACTTTAAAAGCCGCAGATCATGGTAATTGGCAAGGCTACATCATGGGACAGGGTGGACCTTTCGTTAAACGCGAAGATTTGTTGATCACCAATTCATATCAAGTACTTCCATTCGCATCACCTCACGGTGAAGACGTGCGCAAGGTGGAAGGTTTCCAAACACCGGAAGCGATCGTGAAAACTCGCACTAAGGTCTGGACGATTCAGAAGAAATCAAAGGTCGTCGCAGAACCTGAAGCGATCACCCAAGGGAGCGCAGCGACCGCTATTGGAGCCTCTGGCTCCTCTCGGAGTTCTGTCAATAACTGTACGGAGCATCGCGAGGTACAGGTCAGCGATCAGCTAACCCGAATTTTAGACCCAGTGAATAGTCGGGCGAATAATCCGCCAGATATTAATGAAACGGCACTGGCCGCACTGCTAAAAGGCAGCTCAATTCGCATTGACGATGCAACCAGTATTCAAATCCGCCTGCGGAGGTAGACGAACACGGCAATAAACGTCCGGCGCAGCTGGTCGAAGTACGCCGTGCACCTACAGATGATCTTAAATGGATGGATTTCGAAGGTTGGGACAAGGTAT